TCTCTGTCTTGTGCCCATAATTTCCCTTTTTTTAATATATAAATTTCTGATTTTCCTAATTATTTCCCATTTTTCTTCTTCAATTTTATTGATTTCAATGTCAATTTTCTCGCATTCTATTTGTTTCTCAACAAGTTGTTGTGTTGAAGGCATCTTACCTTTTTGTTGTTCAAACAAAATATTTTCGCGATGTGTTTTCAGGTCTTGATTGACAAATTTACTAGTAAATACTTTAGATAAATATTTTCTAGTCCATTCTCTATCACATTCATTATTCATACATTTAGGTTTATTTTGAGTGAGCATCCATTTTTCCATACATATTTTACATGATTTGAAGTCACAATATTCGCATTCAATAATAGCTCTTTTGTATTTAGTAATAGGCTCTACGCAGATCATACATTGTTCCATTTTAGATACAAGGATTCTTATAATATATATTTATTCTTATTTTTTGTTTTCAATTTTTTAATAATTGTGTTTAAATGTGTATAAAAATATAAAAGAAGACAATATAAATGGCAGAACATTGCTTTTCAGAGTCTCCATCGTTGTGTACAGATGAATATACGCGTATTAAAATTGAGGAAATAGAAGAATCAAAGGAACAAATAAATACCTGTATTTGCGACGACCCAAATGTTTATACTATTGATAATTATGTTACAAAAGAGGAATGTGAGCATATGATAAAATTAGGAAAGGAAAATTTAATAGATAGTGTCGTGAGTGACGATAAAGGCGGATATAAATCTGTTGGACGTACTAGTAAGACGAATTGGATTGACCATTTCCATGATAGTATTACTACAAGTTTAGCATTGAAAATCAGTAATCAAGTAGGAATTCCAATTGAAAATGCGGAGAAATTCCAAATTGTATATTATGGTGTAAATAATGAATATCGTGCTCATTATGATAGTTGGGATAATGATGGTTCAGAAAAGTCACTCCGATGTGTTAAATATGGCGGTCCACGACTAACAACAGCATTGGTATATTTGAATACTGTTGAAGAAGGTGGTTCTACACGATTCACCAAACTAAATAAAGAGGTGTCTGCAGTACAAGGCAAATTACTAGTGTTTGACAATGTTTATAAGAATACTATTAATAAGCATCATTTATCAGAACACGCAGGAATGCCTGTTAAAAAGGGTGAAAAATTCATATTTAATTTGTGGTTTCGTCATATGAAGAAATCGGAGCCGTATATTAATTTAAATCCGGAGTATTACAAGATACACGAGCAAAAGATAATGGAACGCAGTACTTTAATCAAAAGTCTTACTTTGAGTACACAAAAACATGATGATTTAATAAAAATTCATGATGTTAAAAATATATATGTAAATAAAGGCTATTTATCAAAAGAAATATGCGACTCATTAATAAGTAAGTGCCAATTTTCTAGTTCACGATTTCCTAGTGCATGGTTGAAGAACGTTCAACACCAAGAATGCATTGATAAAATTGCATCCATGTTGAAAATTGACGGCAAGTATTTTGAGAATATGAACGTGATTAAGTACGACCCAAAGCAAAATCATGGACCTTTTTATGATGCATATGATATTGAGAGTGTTGATGGCAAGAAATACACAGCAAACTTGGGACAACGTCTTCAGACAATTACTATTGTATTAAAAAACAATGTGCAATATTTATTCAATAATTTGAATGCATCAACAACATTGCAATGCGGAGATTTATTATTTTACGATAACGTAATGGAAACCACACAGCGTGATAGTAATATGATACATACAATTAGAAATATGACTAATGAACCATCTTATATTGTGAACATTTACGTAAGAGAATTGAATAATCAGGCAGTTTCAACTGTAAAGAGTGTATTTCAAACAAATAAAATGGCAGCAGCGTTGAATGAAAATGTAACATATGAAGTAAAGGAAAAGGAAGACCACTACAAGACATTTGATGATGTATTGACGAAATTCCGCAACAATGAGGTTCCAAGAATATGGGCTGGTCATAAGAGTTTCAAATATTCTTTTAGAGGTGATTTTGAGTATTTTACTCAGTGTGTGAAGAAATTTGATGCTTTAAGACAAAATAATGAAGGTCTTAATAAGGCTTTGTTAGAAACAGATTATGTATTTGATGAGTTTACTCCAGTAACATTATCCAATGTTGTTCATCCTAATATGATAGAACTATTACAAAGTTATTACCGTAAAACAATAAAAGACAATGTTTGGGCGTTGGGTGATAGACAGGCAAACCGATATAAATCTAATAATGAACCCTTTTCTAGATTCTTGCATTATGAAGCATTGCCATTGATTGAAAAAATAACAAAGAAGAAGTTGATGCCTACATACACCTATTTATCTTCATATGTAAAAGATAGTGATTTGCCTGCTCATACAGACAGACCTGATTGTGAATTTACAGTGTCCTTTTTAGTAAATAAAGACAAAGATTGGCCGATATATTGTCATAAAATAAAGCAACCTGTTAAAAATAAGGGACGTTATGATTTCACACCACCTCATGAAGAGTGTCTGAGTCTAGATTGTGATAGTAATGGATTGATTATTTTCTGTGGAACCGATCATATCCATTACAGGGATAAATTTGACGGTGAGTTTTACGATGTATTGCTTTTACATTATAGAGAAGATCTTTCGTAAGAAAGTGGGTAATAAAATAAGAAATATAGTATATGGATTTAGTCAGTGTGATTATTCCCACATATAATCGTTTTCAATATTTGTTGAATGCATTGGAGAGTGTGAGAAATCAAACGTATAAAAACATAGAGATTATTATTGTAAATGATGGTTCAAGTCAAGAGGATTATTACAACTATAAGTTTGAGGGATGCATTGTAGTGAATATGGATAAAAATTCCAAGGCTCGTTTTGGACATGCATCTCCTGGTGGTTTTCAACGAAGTGTAGGCATGAAAATCGCCAGTGGTACATACATGGCATTTATAGATGATGATGATTATTGGATGCCCGATAAAATAGAAAAACAAGTCAATGCAATGAAAGGATTTAATTGTATGATGAGTTGTAGTGATGGATATTTTGGTAAAGGAACATATGATCCATCCAAAAAATATATCATATATAACAAGCAAAAATATTTGGGAGTTATAAAAAATATATTTAATAGAAAAGGAAAAAAAGAATTAATGGAAAATGGGTTTCCAGAAATATGGGATCGTGAATTTCTTTCAGTGCATAATTGTTGTATTGCTTCCAGTGTGATTATACATAAGGATGTCATTGAAAAGACTGGGAGTTTTAGTAACCAATTATGGGCTCCTGATTATGAGTATTGGTTAAGAGCATTGCAACATACAAATTTGGTTTATGTTGATCAACCATTATTATATTGGGATTGCGGGCATGGTGATGGTCAGAATTATTAGTAAAAATAATTAATATAAAATAAAAAATATTTTATATGAATTTGTGTAATTATTTTGATCAAATATATATCATACATTTAGATGAATTGCATGATAGAAAGCTCTCTATTATTGAACAAATAAAGAGATTCAATCTCACTAATATTACCATTATTGATGCAATCAATAAAAACATATTGGATAATGATAAAATGAAAGAAAATGATATTGTTGCATATCCTGGCAACAAACATTGTAGAGAGGATATTATCAATGACAAAGGCGATAAGTGTTGGTGTAAAGGTCGCGGACATGCAGACATCGTTAATAAACCTGGTATTATTGCATGTGCCTATGGTCATTTTTTGGTTTATTATGACATGTTAGAAAAGGGTTATTCGCGTTGTTTAATATTAGAAGACGATTTTCTTTTTCTTCAAAATATGGAGACTTTATTCCAAGAAATTATGCCACATATTCCTGAAGATTGGGAAATGCTTTATTTGGGAAATGCACATAAAATAAAACCAGAATTCGCAAATTACAATTCAATGTTTGTAAAGACACATAGAGGAATAACGGATACTGGATGTTATGGAATTACACAAGAAACTGCCCAAACATTATATGAGAACTTCTTCCCAATACGTGCCGGTTCAGATGGATACTTGGGTGTATGTATAGATAGACTCTACAAAATTAACAATGTTTATATCTGTAAACGGTCTATTTCCAAAAATGGTAGTGTGAATAAATTCAAATCTGTAAACAATAATGTTACAATAGACCAAAAAAGCGACGAAGAAACACGTAATTTACTATATTCATTGGTTAATAATGTCAATAAAATAAATTTGGAAAATATATATAATAAGGAGGAAATGATGAAATTAAAGCTCAAGACACAACCAAGTTCTCAAACTAAACCAAAGATTGTTGAAACACCAAAAACGAACAATAAAATAAATGTGTTGAGTTTTTGTTTGTATGGGTCCAAAGCTACGTATATAAAAGGTATGGAAGAGAACATCAAACTTGCCAAGGTCCATTTTCCAGATTGGCAAGTCCGCATTTATTATAATGAAACTGTTCCTGATAAATACATCAAAACATATCAATCTATGGGTGCAAATATAGTGAAATGTGTCAATTTGGGAATAAATAAAATGAATTGGGAAGGGATGTTTTGGCGGTGGCTACCTTTAGACGATAAAAACGTGAAATTCTGGGTTTCTCGTGACGCTGATTCGCGACTAAGTAAACGCGAAGCCGACATAGTTAAACAATGGATGGATTCAGGTAAAACATTGCATTGTATTAGGGATCATAGATGTCATATGCATTGCATTATGGGTGGATTGTTTGGTATTAATAACGAAACATTTCATAGTCAATATAAATTCAAGGAAGTCACACAGATTATCCGCGAATTATATGGTTATTACAAAGAAAGACCTTATAATGTAGACCAAATCTTTTTAAATGACCAGTTATGGTATTTATTGAAAAACGATGTTATTGCACATATTTCAAATAATGGTCGTAAAGTAAATGATGATGATATTTCTATACCATCGGACCCACAGTTCATTGGCAAACAATACCGTTTACAAGACGATTTGGTTGATGAAGCACCGAAAATTAATCATGTAGATTTGAATCCCAATATGAAGTTCAAAATCAAATCCAAATATGGTAAGAATTACATGAAAGTAGAAAACATGCAAATTCGTATTAGGGATGAAAGTACGGATTTATGGAAAATGGAAAATGGTGTCATTACTCATATTGAAACAGGGTTGTTTTTATCGTTTGATAATAAAAATGATATTGTTATTTCAAATTCAAAAACATCGTGGAGAATCCAAGAAGGAGGATTTGTAATGAATGTAAATAAAAATATGTCTATTGATGTTAAAGGTGGTTTACCAGATAAACGCAAAGAAGTATGGTTATATAATTCTAATTATAGTGAGGCTCAACAATGGGATTTCGTATTAGATGATAACAATTCTATTCAAATACAGCTCAAAAATCAGAATAAATACATTGATATTAATAACAATAAGGTGAAAATATCTCCTATTGAAAAATCCGCCAACATTTTTTGGAGTTATAAAAATAAACAATTCTTCAATGAAGGCGTCAAACAATATTTGAGTTGTGATAAAAATGACTTGATATTAACAGATAAACCAAATGAAACCAGTCAATGGCTGTGGGAAAATGACACAATTATGAATGAAAAAACCAAAATGGTGATTGATGTTAAAGGTGGTGTGAATGATCAACGTAATGAAATTTGGCTATATAGAAATAATAATAGTCCAGCACAAAAATGGGTTACTAGTACAAAAACATCAACATATGTTAATTCTGTTGTGAGTCAAAAATACCAGAAAAAAGGCGAGAAAATGCTACTTATATTGAATCATCAATATCATCATAAAAATAAAAAAGGAATGGAAATGATTTGTCAATATCTCAATTATGATTTGGTCTATGGAACAATTGACGATATTGAAGATGCTGATGTTGTCTTTTGTCCAAGTCAGCCATTTGACGTTAGGAAATATCCCAATAAGCGGTTTATATTTGGACCTCATTTATCCATTTTCCCTGACGCTAAAATACAGCGCATTCATAATCAGAAAAATAGTGTTTATATACAACCCAGTCCATGGGCAAAGGAAGTATGGGTAAACATGAATGCAGAGAAAATTATACCTGTTGAGAGTTTCCCGTTTCCTGTGGAAATAGAAAAATTCAAACCACCTGCAAATAAAGGTAATAATATTTTTGTTATGTTTAAACAACGCGACCCAAATGAACTGGCTTTTATTGAGAACTATTTGAAAAATAAGGATATTGCATTTAGAACATTTCGTTATGGTGCTTATAAAGAAGATGATTATTTGAAGTATTTACAAACATGTAGTCATGGAATATGGCTTGGACGTCATGAAAGTCAGGGGTTTGCTCTACAAGAGGCGTTGAGTTGTGATATACCATTATGTGTATGGTCTGTGAAAAATATGCAACAACAACATGGTTGGAAGGGATGTCCCGATGTTCCGGGTACTACCATTCCTTTCTGGGATGATCGTTGTGGCGTCTTCTTTGAGAACCAAGAGGATTTTGAATCCAAATATTTGGAATTTTTATCAAAAATGGACGAATTTAAACCAAGAGAATTCATTTGTGATAATGTAAGTGTCAAGCAATGTGCGGAGAACTTTAAACGCGTGTTTTTGAATATGTCTGAAAATGTAGAATCAATAACTCCAATAAATGACAATGTTCTCAGAATACAACATGGAGGCAAAGCAGTAGCACCTGGTTCAGGATTCTTTTCTTGTTGTTCTGTTAAGCTCTTCTATCTTATTCAGTACTTCAATAAACACAAAAAATGTCCAGAGAATATAGATTGTAGCGAGCAATTTCTACTCTATAAAAATAAGGAAAATGAGAACCAAGATATAACTTATGATTTCTTTGAACATTATGATAAAAAAAATAGCATTCCATATGAACACTTTATCAAATTCCATTTTCATGATCAATTCAAACCTTACAAAACTCTTGATTTTGAATCATTAACACCATTTATTGATAAGTATTTCTCACTTAGTGAAAATATTAAAACCCTTGTGTCTGAACTAGAAACAAAATATAGCTTGGACTATGAGAACACGATTGTATTATTTTATCGCGGAAATGATAAAAAAACGGAAACATCATTGAAATCTTATGAGGAAGTAATTGAAAAAGGAAAATCATTGAAAAATGAGAACCCAAATGCAAAGGTTCTCATACAAAGTGATGAACTAGAATTTGTAGAAGCAGCAACAAAAGCATTTGAACACGTAATTGTATTTAAAGATGAAATCCGCACTATGAAAAAATGTAATAATAGTGTGGATAAGTGTATGCCGTATAATCATTATTATGTGAAATATTTCCTTGCAATTGTAAAAATAATATCACAATGTAAACACGTTGTGTCAGGAAGTATGGGAAATATACCCATGTTTATTAGTTTGTATAGAGGTAATGCAAATAATATGTATTAATTATTCATTTCATTTTGACTCAGTAGGTGGATGTTCCAATACAACATCTATTGTACCAACGGGTTCATATTCAATAAAAAATCCCTTTCTATCAAACTTATCAATATGATAAGCAATTAGAGGGTCCTTTTCTATTGGTTCTCTTGATGCATTATGAATGAATCCACCGCCTTTATGACCGAAACCAGGATAAATAGGACTCTTATCATATTTAATTATCTTACCTATGTGAAGTTCATCATTAAAAAAAATATTAACTTTGTCATATTTTGATAAAAATACCATGGAGCCACCGCGAGCTTCACATTTACATGTTAAACAAGATAATGGTCTATGTGTGTTAGCACATTTAATTAATGGTCCATCTCTATAAAAAACTAATGGTTCCAATTCATTACTTGTTACTAGTATATTGTCTTTGTCTTCTGAAGATAATGCATCAAAATATTTATTGGCTTTTCTTCTAATTAACTTGAAATCCTTATGTATCAATATATTATCAATATGACAACTACATACATACATTTGTGGATTTATAAATTTTATTTTAAATGTATTAACAGATGTTTTTTCTGTCATATATTATTGTAATATATATGTTTTTATATAAAATTTAATACAATGGTTAAAATTTCTTAATTACACCAAATAATATAATATTATTATTATATTATTATTATATTATTCAAAGAAGGCTTTCCAGTTCAAATGGTCAGCTTTCCAATCTGATGATTCTCTTATATTTTGTAAATAAAATACTTCCAGGTTCTCAATTGAATGATAGAATTCGTATTTTGTTTTTACAGTATCATGGTACTTTGGATGAACAAAGAAACATAATTTGCATTGTAAATATGGATTTATTTTGAGAACATAATCAAAAAATGTATTGATTTCATCTTTATTTGGAAAATAAGGTTCTAGCCATTGAAAATCAAAGCAATGTATGAAATATATGGACTCATTTTCTATTAATTTAAAATACAAACGTTCAAACCGGCGTTTATATTTATTTGAGAACTCATCTGGTATTGACATACAATATTTGGGAACATCATGAAGAGCTATGAAATTCATATTTGGATTACTATGTTCCACTTTTTTGTATGTAGAAGACCAACCTCCACGTAGTTCTTGTGGCTTAGCATTCACATTATCAAGAGTAAAATGAGAACTATCCAGAAAAGCATCATCACGAAAACACAGGTTCTCAAAAACAAACAATATATTTCGGAAATCACTTATTAACCAATCAAAGAAATTCGTGGAATTATTTGGTTGACGGTAAATAGGACCCAAATGCTTGTAGATACTTTCATGTATATTGTGGACAACACAACAAGCAGAACCCAGACTAATAACATTGAATATATTTTTGTTGAATTTACATTGTTTATGTGCGTCGTCATCATTAATAATAATCCATGATTCTGGTCTCAGGTCCTTTGTGTTTAAATGACAATTATTTTGAAACCAATGAAAAGGACAAATGACAGTTTTAGGATTTCCTAATAATGCCGCCCAATAACTAAATGTACTATTGGCGATTATCATATTTTGGAATGTACTCATAAACAATAATTCGTCTATTTCATTTTCAAAATGCACATATTCCATTTCGTGATTCTTGAAATTGTTTTTACACCATGCAATATCATCGGAAAAACAATATATCTTTCCCTTATCTTTAATAAGGTCTAATGCGTTCAAATAATAATCTATTTTGAGAACCTTATGAAAATTATTTTGCATATAATCCGTACGACGAATATGTATACATACATCATTTGAGTCTATAGTATAATTATGTGGAGATTTTATTGACAAATCCAACATGGATTTGAATTCATACAAATTGAAATACTTATAAGATTGGTAGAACCCTTCAATATTATAACATGGAACGTTCTCAAATAACTCTATGGATTTATATTCAAATCGTGTTAATGCCCAATTATATGAACGGCTTTTTTGCTTCATTTTTGAGAACTCTGGTTGATTTATCAAATAGGGTTTGAATTTATTGAATATAGAATTCCAATAACATGGTCTTGGTGATGAATTTTTATCACTTATAAATAATTTCCGATTATATTGTTTGGATAAACTATATACATTGGCTAATTGAAACAGCTGATTTCCTATTCCACCAGACACTTGTATTATAATGCTCATATATATTGTGATAAAATATTAATTCCCTGATTTTTCCACACACACATAGAACTAAATTTATAGCCATGATTTCAATGGTTTATGCCACCAACTTTTGATTAATGTACCATTGACTTTGTTTTCATTTAATAAAGCTGCACAATAACAAAATGAACTTTTTGAAATAATCAACATATCTGCCTTTACCATACAATGAAACGTTTCTTGTATATTTGTATTCAAATGAAATATTGTTTCTGGAAAGGCTGTTTTAATGTCTTGGAAGTCATCTATTGACCCTTCGGAAAATACATGGATTACACTATTTTCAGGCAATGTGAGAGAACCTACAATATTAATATATTCAATATTATGTGTAAATCTGCTACTATGACGATTGGTTTGAGCTACGTCTCCGCGTCTTATATGTAATGCAATATTGTATGTATTTGGTTTGTAAATGTTCTCTATATTTGGTTTAGGATTGCTATTGTAACAAGTTCTCAATTCTTCCAAGACTTCTTTGTTGTAAAAAAATTCGGGATGGAGAGAACCATGGACAAAATAACCCTCTTTTACACGATGTACTTGGCTCTTTTCATGGTTTGACATGGTATTTATATCTTGATAGACATGCTCCAAATTCATAAAATCATTCATTATTTTAGGGAAATTGGATAGGTTCTCATCATTGTGATGCATTTTATAAAATGGATTGTGAATGTATGTATATTCTTTGTAATGACAATAGGCTATCAATGAAAAACAAGCCTGTAATTGAGAACCAAAACCATCAATCTTATTATGTATAGTGAAATAAGTTGGTGGACGATAAACAGGTGGTTTAAAGAAATAATGCCAGCTGCATGGATGTCCACCAGAGAACCCTAGACGAATCCATTCATAATCACTCTGTTTCACTTGTCTCAAACGACACAAAGAACTATTATTATGAACTAAATTACAATAATTGTAATAGGACTTGTGTTCTCTAAACCGAAGATATTGAATATAATGACTGAATGTACTGGAGACATAACCCAAGAACTCGTCTGCTAAAGATGCCAGAATCATATCAATAATTGCATTACTTACTTCGTATTTTGTTACATCATAGTTCTCATGATACACCATTTGATTATCTTGTAAATAATTCTTCAACTTATTATCACTGTATTGATCAATATGCTGAATATTGTACTTCTTCATTGCATCAAAAAATGGTTTGTTGTTTTTATTATCCACAAGACAATATATCTTTTGTTGAATCAAATTCGTGCGATGCCCTTCAAAATATTCGCTTAGGTTCTTTATTATAAGTGAATTACTTCGTTCTAAAAATGCCTTGTCTTTATGAATATCACCAAAACGTAGGTGATTGAATACAACGAAATCATTTTTTCCTTTGGGTAATTCACTGTATATTTGATTCGCTATTTTGTAATAAATAGGCTTGAATTTTATGGAATTGCATATATCATACATTAATTGATAGTTCTCTTTTGTTGTCATAAAATTATACAAACAACGACTTGCGTTACTCTTTGTTACATGAATATATACATCATTAAACTCATTTAAGTTGAAATTCACAGGTTTACGATAATGACAAAAATCCTTGATAATTTGTTGATTACCATTTGTGATTAAATCATGGTCAACGAATACAATATTTGAGAACTTATCTGTTTCTAGAGTCTTATTGGTTCTCAAATGTGGAACTAATTCTTTTGGCATATCTCTATAATAAACCTCAAAACCATTTGGCAAATACTTTTCATAATCATTTGTAAAGAAATTCAAGAAATATCCGTATTCCCAAGAACTTCGTCCACAATGACATAGTGGATTCTTAATGATTAATATGAGCTTTCTTTTCATAATATGAGCTAAATATATGGCAGTCTCAAATGAAAATAACTGGTTACATAACCCCACACCACTAAATAATTCGTAGACCAAATACTTCATATACAAAAAATTAACATTATTGTTTTAAATATTTAACTTATTATTGTATATAATGGATACAATAATAATTGGAGGCGGCATTTCTGGATTATATATGGCATATAAGCTTATAAAAGAGAACCCGAAATCATCCATTACAATAATAGAAAAATCAAATAGGCTTGGTGGCAGAATATATACTGACCCTGTGACACATTTTGAAGGCGGAGCCGGACGCTTCCATAACAAAAATAAGTTTCTAATAGGTCTATTGAGAACCTTTGATTTATATGATAAAGCAATGGAAATAAGCGACGATTTTAAAATTATTGACATTGCGAAACCATGTTTCAGACAAACATCATCTATGGACCTTATTTTAGAAAAACTTTTGGACTCTAAAACTGAAACTAAAACTGAACTTTTATCTATGAAGTTCTCTCAGTACTTGAAAAAGCATTTGTCTAAAAGTGAAGTGCAATATGTATATGACTTCTTTGGTTATTCGTCCGAAGTCCGTGTGATGAATGCATATATTACATTGGAAATATTAGAATCTTATTTCATGAAAAAGGTGCAATATTATGCATTAATTGGTGGGTTCTCACAGCTTGTAGATAAATTAGAAAAATATTTACGCGAACATGATGTGAAGATTATGAAAAAGAAAGAAGTCCAAACTATAGATTACGATGAATCCACAAATACATCTATTATAAATGTGAAAGACCAACAAAAACAATATACATGTGAACGTTGTATATTAGCAGTAACAAAAGACGTCATATCACAGATTCCCATGTTCTCCTTTTTGAAACCCTTGTTGAAAAAAATAGAACTCAAACCCTTATGTAGAATATACATGAAGTTCTCTAATATTGATTGGTATGGCGATTTTGAGAAGATTACTATTAACAATCCATTGCGCTATATTATTCCTATCAATAAACAACAAAAGACTATTATGGTTTCATATACAGATGATATTTATGCTGTTTATTGGAAAAAAATATTTGATAAACATGGATATGATGGTCTTACACGTGCTATTATGACATTATTGAAACAAACATTCTGTCAAGATATTGATGACCCAATAAGCACACATATATATTATTGGGAACAAGGCGTCGCCTACTATAAGGAGAATTTTGACAACAAAAAAGATACCAAAAAAATAATGAGACCTTTCCACAATAGAGAAATCTATATATGTGGCGAGAATTATTCGGAAAATAATATTGCATGGGTTGAAGGGGCATTGGAATCAGCCAATTATGTGTTGTCTGTTATGTGAAATTAATGATATAAATCTTTTACACCTTTTCTCATTTAAAACGCCCATTTTATACACCAATGAAACTCAATATCTAAATATACTAAACAATTAGATATTGCGGTTATAATAGTATTTATATATATTACACATTTTCTCATTTCAAACGCCCATTTACGCCAATTAAAAGTTCCCATTTATCATAAGTTTGACTTAAAACTGAAGAAACTGAATCGTCAATAAATTCTATTCCATTATAAATAGGAATTAAAATACTAATCATACTCTACCTTTATAAAAGGTAGAACCAATATAAACCAATATAAATTTTCTATAGGTTTTAGAAAATTTATATATAAATTATTTAACGATGGTAACGACGGCTTGATTTCTTGTGGTGCTTTCTAGACTTATGTCTTCTGCTACCTTTCTTTGTTTTTCTATGTTTTCTTAATTTTCCACCCGTTCTCTTCTTGTTCCTATTACCACCACGGGTGCCAAAGACATTAGGGTCGGCAGCGTCTTTTACTGATGCACCAGGAGGCATAAAGTTAGGCCCAGCTGTTAAAGGTACTGGCCCATGCGGATTCGTTGTATACGGGGTTGGGATATAGCTAGGTATGAATTCGGGTTGTGTGATGACCGGTAATCTTGTTTCTCGTACTTCGTCTTGTCCTTGTGCTGGTTGTTGTGCCATTATATACTAAACGGATAAAATAATTTTTTTAAAGAATAATTCTCCTATTTTTATTTCTAAATATTTATGGAACCTTTTATAGAAATTCAATTTCAAATGATTTTTAGTCATAGTGAGTTGTTGTTTGTTTAAATTATTGATAAGATTACCCATTCTATCTCTGAAAGGTAGTTCTCCTAAATAATCTTTATAATGTGAAAAACTAATATAGAGTTCATGTGTTGTATCTACTTTCTCCTTTCGTTCTTTCATTACAGAAACAGTGGAACATGCTTGATAAAATAAGTTCTGCGTGATTTCTGGAAGTGGCTTATTTTCCTAAATAAGTATTGTAAAATGATAGTTTAACAATTGGTAGGATAAAAAACAAATTTTGTTGATATTCAATACAATTTCCTGTATGCCTCCATTAAGAAAGTTATTTTCTACTAAACTGTTGAAAGTGGTTTTCACACAGGTAAATTCGGTATTTTTGTTTGGTTAACAAACATAATAAGTTATTGTATTCAGTTCCATATCAACATTTTAGTAATGCAATTGAAAATTACTTTGGTATGTTGAAATCAAAATTACAAAAATTTAGTGGGTTAAAATATGAAAATGTGAAAGAAAATATAGTAAAAGCGATAGAAGTTATACCAAATGAATATTATAAGAATATTTTGGAAGGTGCTTATAATAGAAATGAAAAATACATAGCAAAGAATAAAACTCGCAAAAACTCAAAGAAGATGTATTTATAATGGGCGTTTTAAATGTGCAAAGGTGTAAAATTAAAAGATTTTGCTTATACAGGAAAAATCGGCATTTGAAATGTAAAAATGTTTAATGTAATATTTAATACAATAACACGTTGTTTAATGGATAACACGTTGTTTAATGGATAACACGTTGTTTAATGGATAACACGTTGAATACAGATAAAAATGTAATAGAGAGTATTTAGAGGGAATATGATGAATTAACACGTAAATATAGGGAAGATTATCAGAACAATTTGAAGAAATGACGAAATGTAAATAACTAGATGTTAATGTATGTTATTAAATATAATTTAATTATATATAATAAAATATGGCAGTATTCATTCCAGGGAATGAATTATTATTTAATAAAATATCACCTCACCCAACACTTCCGAGCACACTAGAGTGTTTAATAAGTGATAATCATTTCAACGACAAAGCAACAGAACATAGGTTTCAATATTTTTTAATGGGATTAGATAAACTACATGATTTTGGTACTCATTATGATGGGGTATATAGTCTTATTTATGATAACCATTTTTTGAGACCCGGTGTCCCCCCAACCACAGATGATTTAATAGGAAGGAAGATCATCGGGCCAGCGTCATTTGTAGAGTCAAACCTAAGGAACAAAATTGGTGCTTTACATAAACTATCAGATTTTAATGATAAAAGTGGCTCTCCGATTGTAGGGCGACCACAAGTGCTCTTTCAGTCAAAATATTCTGACGTTCAACAAACTACAATTTTAAATTACAGTATACAAGCACCTGAATCAATTCCTTCTATAAAAATAACAGATTTACATGATCCAATCAGGCGGCAGATATATAAAAAAAACATTCCGGATAACAGAGATGTATTATTGTATTTTACGGGAAATAAAATGGATTTTCAGAATCCTGATACATATAATGCATTTCATGATATATTAGGTATCAATGACGTGAGTCCAAATGTATTAAGAGATGCCTTTCCGTTGAGTAAAGAAACAATAATCGGAATTCTGAATCAAAACCAAGACCCTTCTTGGGAATTTACTAGTTATACATCTGAATTGATGGACCCTGCAACAGCAAGGAAAACAATATTACCGAATCAAGCAGAAATCAAGGTATTATATTGTCTTTTAACTGGTGGAAAAAAATTATTCTTAAAGGCGCGTAAATTATACGATCCACAACCCGATCCACCGGCACACAGGATCGAACTTAGTTTTGATTTATTAGATGCAAGTGGAGTGGAGAGTAGTACTGCTACAGGTAACGAATTTATAATTACAGGGGATATTTCTCCTCCTTCCATTCACGATGTAGTTATAGAATTATTTCGTATAGATTCTGAACCAACTACTCCTAGAAGCTTTACTAAAACAAAATCCAGTATATGTGGAAAAACTGTAAAATTTATGAATATGCTTAGAACAGGAAATAAAAACCAAGAAGCAAGACACTATGAACTCAGAAACAATTATTTTGATCCATTGTATAATGCTATTGATAATGATAATGGGAATACCATTAATGATGAGGATAAAAAACTTATTGATATTGCTTTAAAAACAATTGGAGACCAAACATATATTTTGGATTCATTAATTTATGATGCAATTTATCCTTCTATAACTACTACTAAAGGAACTCAGTATAAAGAAGGTAGTTATATTGTTACTGTTGATAAGTTTTTATTTGATAATATTGTTTGGGGCAAAAACTCAAACGCAGTTTTTGCAAGTAAATCAAATATAGGTATCATACGTGATGCTATATTGGGTTCTAATTATCAAATGCTTATTTATTTGAAACGTACTGCTGAGACACCGGCGGAGACGGTGGCTAGAAAGCAAAGAGAAGCAGCAGCAGCAGCAGCAGCAGCAAAGAGAAAGAGAGCACGAGTTGCACAAATGAAAGTGGAGTATGACATTTTCAAATTTCATAATCGGGAATTGATTAATAAACAAGCGACATCGTATTCTATATGGTTTCTTAATAGAAGAAAAATGATCGTGAACTTGTTGATTATATTATTCAATAGCATAAATCCACCACCTGGTAGAGCCCAGAGAAACCCAAAAACATATGTTTTGGTTATGGCCGCAAATGAACAAGGTGTTCCTACTAAAACTCTTGTGGAAGAGGCAGCAACTGTTGGAAATGTTTACTATTCTGCTTGTTATTTATTACATTTTATAATTCAAACTGAAATTTCATTGTTTAAAATACAACAACAGACAAAAGATGAGCCCACAGTTGAGTTTGATAGTTTAACTGATATTCTTAAACAAAAAGAAATAGATAAAATTAATAAGATTAAAGGGGATATGGAAACAGCCAGAACTCTATACAACCAAGGCAATCTAGGTAAGATATGGGATCTTGATAGTCTGAACAATTATCTAACTAATAACCCACCGACTGATCCTGATGCTGTTCCTCCTGCTGCTCCTAATTTTAATCAATTGGAAGAAAGTTTAAATAAAAATGTAGAGAGATTGAATGAAAACTTTGAAGTTAAATTACCTGATACTGTTACAGTTAGGAATAATTATAATTTCGTGAAAGAAAAAGTAATTAAATATTTTAGTCACTTCATAGCAGTGGAAGACAATAATTTTATTACAGGAGGAGGGAAACACAGTCGTTTGATAAAAGGCGGAATTTTCCCTCCTAACATTTTTAATATTATTAGTGGAACTGGACCTTCAGATGGTATGAATAGTGGATACACAACACAAGCGGATGAAGATAGCCAGCCACAAGATACTGGAAGTAGTTTTAGATTTAACAGCCAGACGCAGAGTACAAGTGGAAATGTAAATTTAGAGAAAGAGAAAAGAAGTGGTAGAAAGAGTAGATTGAGTAAACCATATAGCCAACAAGAAGAAAAAGAAGAAGCAGCACAAGCACGAGCACAAGCAGCACAAGCAGCACAAGCACGAGCACAAGCACGAGCACAAGCACGAGCACAAGCACAAGCAGAAGCAGCACAAGCACAAGCAGAAGCAGCACAAGCAGAAGCAGAAGCAGCACAAGCAGAAGCAGAAGCAGCACAACCACTGCTAAAAGTAGTAGAAGAAAAAGTGAGAGTGATATTGACTGTAATAGACAACACCAATATATCAAGAGAAGTGATACCAAATTGCTGGTACGATGTTGCATACCTTATGAATCAAATCAATAATGATTATAAAACAGCTTTCAACGAAATAGAAACTGAACCTCTATTAACACATGAAGACCCGAGGACTTTGGAACTTCTTGAAAAATTAGAAATAATAAAAACCACATATTATGAACCTGTTTTACAATCTTCCAATTTTTATTTCCACTTATACTATCTTATATTACTGAATTACGGTCCAAACATCCTTGATTCGTTAAGTAAAAGTCGTCATATTGCATTTGATTCGGTATATGAAAGCAAAAATATAATAGATATTTTGTACAGAGCAGAAATGGGAAAATGGAACCAAGAAAATATAGATCTTGTTGTCCAACAAAAAATAGATCGTTTGGCCTCTGAGAAAAAAGGAGGAAATAAAAGGAAAACAAGAAAAAAGAGAAGAACTAAAAATACAAAGAAACCAAAGAAAGCAAAGAAACAAAACAAAACAAAACAAACACGCAAAAATAAAACACGCAAATCAAAAAAATAATTTTTCTAAAATATGGTAGTTTTGGTCTGATAACAAACGATTAGAATAATATTCTTAACCATAATACAATACATTATTTAATATATTTCAAATAATGTATTAAACCTTACATAGGAAATATAGTATTCTTCACAAATTGATATAATCTTGGTGGAAATAAACCCAAATCCAAATCAGGATATAATACTACTACATCACAATGATTATTTTTCGCACTCGGATGACTACTATAAATATCCGCTTTGTCTTGCATTGCTTTCACAGCATAAAATGCCATTAATTTTTGCTCACTATTAGGATCCAAACAACGATTCACAATATTAAAATATTAATATATAAGAGGAATATTCATGTGGATACATTGAAACATATATGCATTTTCAGCTGCCTTTTTCTTGAAATATTGAATAGAACTCTTCGTTAAAAAAGTACCATCAATAATAATATTCTTTGTATCTGTTTTCATTGCATCAGTCAATCCTTGTTTTATAGATGCAACCAAACCTTTATACAATGGATCATCAAGACTTAACAACAAATAATTTGAACGAATATATTCATCATTGGTAAATGTTGATTTACCAGAACCGGCTAATCCAGACAACAATGTTATATGTTTATTATCATCTTTCAATTCTTCAATAATTGAATCAAATTGTCTTGTTACAACATCAAATATTTCATGTTTTCTTTCATTATAACGTTCCAAATTACCCATTAATTCATATTTATTGATTTCGGCTAAACATTTTTCTTGTGTTTCTAGTGAGATATATAATTAATAATGATAATATTTATTGACAGTTATAATCATAGCTTGCTTTGTAAATATTTTATATAATTATTATTGACAGTTATAATATGTTTATAATGTTCAACTTCGGCTGCTTTCTTTTCATCATCTTTCTTTTTCTTTATTAAATCATATTGTTTCTGATTTTCAATGATTTTTCCAATCGTATTTTCATAACGCAAATGCTCTGGTAGTTGTTTCTGATATTGTTTATAGTTCTCAATATCTTGTTTATGTTTCTCAATATAATAAGAATGATGTATAGGATGAATATACGATAAATCCAAATCCATGATGCCTTTATAACCTTTGACTATCATTTTTTAATACTATATATAAAATAATATGAATTCAATTTTTTACGATTTAATAGATAAAAATACTAACTATGAATATTTCCATAAATATTTATTCTTTAATCTCATATTATGTACTTTCATATTCATCACTCAACAAATTATAATTGTAGTTGATTAAATGCCTATGCACTCTTGTTGGATGAAGTACTTTTGATATTAATTCCTCTACAAATGACATTTGTGTATTTTCCATTTTTTTATTGATATTCAATTTCATTTGCTCTGTATTTAATACATATACTCCCTTATTAAGTGCGAGTTTCTGTAAATTGAAGATTTCATGTATTCTATTTATGTTATCATTTTCCATAATTTTTTCTTCAATCAATTCAATGGCTGCTTCATTAGAACTCAATGTACTCCAATGAATTTTATCTTTATTTTGACGCAATAAATCAATCGCTTTTGGATTTGTATTATTACACAAATAACACCATAATATTTCATCATAGTTCTCCATCAATAATTCTATTGCGTAATCCGAGTTGTTAAAATGAAGATTATACCGGAATCCTGGATTGAATATCCGGTCCTTGTAATTCTTTGTCATAAACCTGAGTGTATCTTCATTATGATAGCATAATAAATGTATAGAAACGTCTATAACGAAAAGATGATCATACATTTTCGGATATTTTTCCAATACAAGATGACATTTGGGATTTTCCATCAACAAATCAAAATGTATGAATTTTTCATCTAATGTCAACAATATATCAATAGCACTTGGGTTTGTGCACAATGCCATTAATAACCATTTTTGCTCGTATTCTTGCATTTTACTTGGAGGTTTATAATCACTTGAAAACAAATGTTTGAAATGTTTCATAATGAAACTCATGGCGTTTGTATTTCTAAAAATATTAAACAAATATATATTTTGGAGAGGTATATTGTGATAATGTGGATAATTCATAAATTCAAATAATATTATATAACGATTATATTCATCGTCAAAACGGACATCAATAATGGGGAATTTATTTGATTCATATAGTCTGTCAAACAAATGCACGGCTGCCGGATTTTTTGTCAATTCCAATAAATCCACATCTTCAAGGTTATTTTCCAATATTTCAATGGCAGCAGGATAGCTTGACATATCTCTTACACTGAACATATCATTGCTAATGAGTTCATCAATGGAACGCTCGTTTTTTATTGTTGTATCATAATCCATGTTTTGGATACTGGGCATCCATGAACGCAGTTTATAAACAGGTCTAAAGGACATGGTAATTTAAATATATGATTTATAATTTACATTGTAAAATATAAAATGAAATTCAATTTTTTTATAACTTACAGATTACATTTACTGCATACATGTATATAAGTATTTTCGCAAAACAAATTAAAAAATTGAATGTATTTACATACAATATGAATACACGCACAAAAGTCATGGATTCTATTGCATCAAGAACACGCTCTCATGATATCACTATCAGACCTATTTTGAATACAAAGAAGGTTAAAAACGATAAAAAAAGAACACATCCTATGTTGTTGAGAAATTGGAAATTTCACAGTGAGTCATTTTCATTTTCAAATCGTCACAAAGACTTCATATATGAAGTTGATTTTGATTTTGACGATGCCAGCGAACAATGGCGTAAAAACAAGATTTCCAAAGGAAATGGCACATATGTTTATGCATGAATATCCATAAATTTTAATGCCGAATCCATCAAATGATCTATTGTCATGTAATTCAAAATACGATTTGTTGATATTATGAAATCATTATCATTCAATATTTCCGGTGTTTCATATTTACCTTTTAATATACACACAATAACTTTTGTTAGTTCTTCAAAGCTATAATTCAAAACAAATAATTCATTCGTTTTTACATTGTATAATTTATAATCCATTTTCTTATTGTATATTGCCTCATATAACCAAGCATATATTAGTATTTGTAATTTATGCTCGATAGACAATTGATTCGTACACTTCAATTCCCATATTGTATTTTGTGTTAATACATCAATAATAGCGCAAAAACGGAATCTTATCGTCGGAAAATATTCAAATAATATTTTATCTATGTTTTCATGTATGTTATCGTTTGAATAATGAATGATCATTTTTTCAAACTCCATATCTTCTTCATATACGATTTTTTCAAGACGCTCTATACATCGCGTTAGCTCTTCTTGTTTTAACCAATCATATCTGTCCTTGGGTATTTGTTTCAATTTGAAATATAAACGCTCGGTTAAGGCCACATAAACATTTGCCAAATATAAATATCTATCTATTGAATCACACTCTTCTTGTGTCTGTATTTCATTGACAATTTTACGCAAATAACTATGATCATTCGGCTTCATATCTGAAATAGCATGGTTTATCATTTGATGCAATATGCGTTTCTTTGATATTTTATCGTAAAAATAACATGGTATTGCTATTCCATTTAAATCGCTCACATCTTCATAACCATACATTGTTTCAGTTATGTGAGGTAATTCTATATTGTCCACATGCTCTGTATGATTCTGAAATATTTTGTCAATAATCGGTGTTATCTTGTTTAATACATAATCGGGTATAAATTGGACCATTTTAGAAGGGTTCTCATATCGCGTCTGAATTTCATTTGCCATTTCTATTGTGTCATTCATTTTATGAAAAATAGAACGCGGTAATCCCTTGAACTGAACAAATTCACAACGCATTAATTCACTATGTTTCATTTTCAAAAATTCCAATGGTCGGTCACTAGGATGTTGATCATATTCAACTAAAAACAAGCCCTTAATAGCTCTTGTGCAACCTACATACAATGTATTTGGACATTCATCTTTTGGTAAAGTACGAGCATAGTGCATGAAATAATTGTTGTCAAAACCTAGAACGAAGACATATGGTCTCTGACGACCCTTTACACTATGAAATGTGGAAAATACGATTTTACCGACAATAACACGATCGTCTAATTTTTCTGTTTCAAATATGGGCACATGTATGGGTACGTTTTCTTGTACAAGCCGATTTTCCATTTTCCTCACATAACTATTAATTCCTTTTACAGAAGCTGCTAACACAAATATCTCGTCTGGTCTCACTCCACTTGACAGCAAATTTTTGATATTATAGAGCACTAAATTCTCCACATTCTTGTAATTATTTCTTATATAGGTCACTGGTTCTCCGCCTCTACATGTCAACATCAAATCATCTCCTATCAATGCTTTGTTCACAAAATGTCCCATTTGATCCGTTATGCGATATGATGTCTTCAAATAACATTTTATAAACTCAGGACGTTTCAAAAATATCGCTTGACCCCATATTCTGTCGGCAAATGTCAGAAATCGTGGGTCTGCGCCCTTGAACTCATAAATGCATTGCCGTGAATCACCCAAACATATGATCTGGATTTTCTGTTTCAATAATAGCACGAACTTTATTACTAATTGGAAATACAATTCAGTGAAATCTTGGTTCTCATCTATGACCAAAATGTCTACATGTGGCAGTTCTATTTTGGGTTCCATTTTGTTTAATAATACATGGCGTATTCCTGTGTCAGTATGTGCGTCGTGATTAAAATATTTCACGGCCAATGAATGAAATGTATGAATCGTTATATTTTCTATCTTATATTCCGTTGTTTTCGCCTTTATTTCTAACCGCAAACTGGAATTATATGTTAATTGTAATATTTTTTTATCACTCAATTGTGTTGCCATTGTTAATACAGTTGTGGATTTTCCCGAACCTGCTACGGCCTCAACAAACACATTATAATCATTCTTCACCTGATTAATAATATGTTGCTGCTCTTCTGATGGTTCATTCATTACCTTTAAATACCGTGTTTTTTTTATTATTATTTCACTATAATGTTATTGAGTACAAACAAATCTATAATTATATATATGGAGTCTTGTAATAAAATCAAAAAATATTTCTTCAAACATATTGAAGAACAACATACAAATTATATGCATCATTGTATTACTTCCTTGCATATAAGTACCTATTTTCTCTTGTCTTCAATAAAGGCTTTTATTCATGCGTTTATTCCATGTGTATTCACAACTAGTTCAAGTGATTGTGTAAGAGATATTCAAGACTTTATAAAACATTCATATAAAAGTAATTGATAACTATTATGTAAAATTGAATATAGAATTTGATTTATATTATAATGCATATATGGAGCCACCTACTTATTTATCTACAAATAATGTTCATGATAGAGACCAATATATTCAATTTGACGAAGGACCACACATTTACACCGTGCATGGTTCCACAGATAATACGTCTGTAACTACATGGGTTCATAGTCACTTTTCGCATTTTGATAAAGAGGCAACTGTTAATAAGATTCTGAAAAGCAGTAAAATGTGCGACCCTAGTTATAAATATTACAATATGACAAAAGAGGAAATCATCCAAAGCTGGGAAAATAATGGTAAAGCCGCCTCTGAAAGTGGGACGAAGACGCATTATCATATTGAATGCTTTTACAATAAAATGAATGTTGTGGATGATTCCGTTGAATGGAAATATTTCATGAATTTCTATGAAGACCATAAACATTTGACTGCATATAGAACAGAATGGTTTGTTTTTCATGAAGAATTGAAGTTGGCAGGTTCTATTGACATGGTATTTTACAATGAAAATACAAATACATATGTTATATATGATTGGAAACGAGTAAAAGGGATTACATATGACACAGATTATAACAAATATGCTCTCACACCTTGTATTTCCAATTTACCTGATACTAATTTTTGGCATTATGCTCTACAGTTGAATGTATATCGTCGTATTTTACAAGAAAAGTATAATATGGTAATTACGGAATTAGCATTGGTTGTTTTGCATCCTGAACACGAAAACAATAATTATGAAGTAGTGCCATTACCTATGTTGGACTTTGAAGTAGGCGAATTATGGAAACATCGTCTCCAGTGTATTCAAAAATAGGATTTGTAAATTAATAATATAGAAATTTATATAAAATTATGATTTCATATAAGCTAAGAGGTTATCATGATAAACAAAGTGATTCTGTTTTTTTACTTGTATATATGCATGATTTTTAAAAAATATTATAAGAAAATGCAACAATTATTGGGATTAGAAATAAAGAAGCCAACGCATTCTAACCTTAAAAACTACATACAAAAACAAACCTTATTATTTAAATCGTTGTGTGAAAATGACTACATGAACAATAATATTAATGAAATATTCTACAATAAAGAATTATATAATGAAACTATGAAAGATAATAACAATACACTTGAACCTTATTGGAAATCCAACATATTAATGGATACATTGTATAGAGACGATAATGTACCCGTGATGACATTAATGTATTATGATGTTTATAAACAGGGGTTTTGTTATGTAACAGATGATAATAAACTATCGTACAAATCCTTGAATGCAATGGCTATGAAATACGTAAAGACATTTTTTTGTATGGACTTTTATTTTGATGAAAAGACGCTTACAGATAACAATAAAGAATTACCATTATTGAAATCCATATTTTTTGATGAAGATAAAAAAGGAGACATTCGTACAGAACAATCACATAATGATAATAATGATGTATATGTGAAATTAAAGCCCGTGTCCAATAATAAGAAAGAGAAGCAATATATAAAGAACAAATTTATTTATGGAGGGAAACTATTAGATTTCCATTTTCTGAAAACACCGCGTGTTAATACAGGTCTTAATACAGGTCTTAATACAGGTGTTAATATATTTGATAATTTTCTTAAAGATACTATGAGTTATAGTGATTGGAAAAAAATGAGAACTACAGACGTACCTCTATAAACATATAATAAATAAATGATTATATGTTTACTTCCTTCTAGTTCTTCTCTTTTTATGAGTTTTACGTTTACCACCACGTCTTCTCATTGTATATTGTGTACCAATGGACGCGTTACGATAAGTATTATTAAGTGTATCAATAGAATGCATTGTTTTAGGGTCAAAAGGTGTTCTTGGATTTGATTTGTTTTTCACATAATCACTCATCGCAATTTGACCTAACATAATATTCTCAAATTTCTTAGGTAATGGCTTTGACCCACTCATAAATTCGGATATGTTCATTGCATATTCATCTGTTGTAACAATTTTATGTCGTGACCTTCTTACATAGTTATTTAGTATATCATACGCAATCAAACTAACATTACGTGGATTTACTTTTATACGGCCATCGATAAATTTATTTTTAATATCTACCATTAATGGCATTGTATCAAATAATTTATTGTCTATATCAAAATAAGGGTCGTCTGGATTATAGTTAATTGTTAATCCCATAATTATGTATTTTGTATCTTCATCTAAATCATCAAAATAAATTTTTTGATGTAAGGGTGAAATAGATTTCCTTGTATTATTATTAAAATTAAAATGAACCTTTTTATTTGTTTTATTATGTAATTTTGGTGGCATATATATAATTCAAACAAATAATTTGAAATTTACTTTGAAAAGTAGGTGTCATTTAATACAAGTCTTTTTCAAATAATTCTTTCTTGCTATATTGTGTCTGACTTTTGGATATAATTTATGTTTGTTTGATAGTGCTGTTGATTCCTTTTGTATCACTATACACTTATTGGAAAATTCTGAATCCATATTTTCATAGTCTGGGTTCTCTTTCTTCCACTGTAAAAGAGAACTTAGACTCTTTCTTGATACTTCCTGTATGCCATTATCTAATATTGTTTCATTTTCTGTTTTCCATATATTATTATCTTTAATATATAATGTTTCACGCTTTATATCTGTACAATGAATAGGCCTTTCAAACAGCGTTAATTGCTGTAAATTATCCATCAGTATTTTTGTGATTCCATCTACAAATCCCAATTGAGCATTGTTCTCTAAATCTTCTGTAGATACGTCTATTTTATTGATGAAATCTGTGAAATTCAATGCATTTTTACACTTATCATTTAGAAACATATTTATATTTAATGTATTTGTAGTATTATTATTTCCTATTTTATGAATCATGTTATTGATTAACACGTCTTTCTTCTTTAGTTCTTCATTCTGTAATTGGATATGTGTCATGGCCTGTGTTAATAATTCCTTATAATCCGATTTTTCTGTTTCTTGTAAAATGGGTCGATTTTTATCCAAAAAACAGCATTGTTTGTGGTTCCACAAAGACGATGCATGCTTATAACTTTTTCCACATTCACATAAGTATGCTTTGGGGATTTTTGGGACTTTTTCGTTCGTATTTGTTCGTATTTTATGTTTCAGTGTCATTTTATGTTTGTCATAATCTTTTTTATTGCTCGTATTATAATCACAAAAATCACAGAAATAATTTTTGGGGATTTTTGGGATTTTTTTCTTCGTCATTCTTCGTATATTTTTTCTAAAGAAAATTCCAGAATTTGTTGGACGCGAAAAAATTCGAAAAATTATGCAGTCATTTTTTCATGCATTTTTATAGGTTTTAATGCATGTCAGTCACAAGTGATATTTTCAGTGTTTCTGAGATTCATTTTTGAATTTTTTTCGAAAAATTAATGTCCATTTTTAAAATTTATAAAAATACTTTTTTCGAATGTTTTTTCGCTGCATAAAATTTTTCTGATAAATAGCAGATGTCATTGTTACTAATTATGCTTTGTTATTCATCCTTTGACAAAATCGCATGTTTTATTCCGACTTTCTGGCTGCTACAAATTCCAGGAATCCATTACTCTTCTCTAATTGGAATGTTGACTGTAGATGTTCCTTCGCTATTAAATAAGCCTTGTATTCCATCTCACTCAATGACTCTAAATACATTTCCATTAATTGTTCTGTTGTTAATTCTGTGGATTCATTGGGTGTAATTATGCTAGACATGTTAGATTGTTTCATATATAGATATTCCATATATGAAATTTGTTAATTCAATTTTTTATTATAATTTATTCTATGAATGATATTCAATTATTCAACCCAAATCATATTATTACCTGTTGATTTCACATAACTTGAATTGTAGTTAACTCCGAAACCAGCATCCTCTAAACAACCCAATGTCATAGGAGTCAAATAATTAGTATTATTCAACCATCCAGACATGATCTCATTCTTTAATACAGGATATGTTGTTCCATTAATGACTCTGACTTCACTACTATAATCATTATCTATTCCTTCCTCAAAATGAGCGTATGCTGTTCCACTTCCGCCGTCATCTTCTATTGGCACATAACTGATATTTGTGGTTGATTTTCCATTGGCAGATAAAATATTCTTATATTGAGCTATACCATTTGTTCCTGTATATACATTCGGAGGACTTCCATTCGCACCATTCACTAAATTTGTTGTTGTACCTATACCCACTAAATTGAGAACATGTAATACTTCATGTATTAAAACAATGGCATTTAACTCTTGATTTGTATCGTTGATTTTATTATTTGTGTTACCAACATTGTTAGTATTTAATCCAATTTCACCTGTTTGCCAATTCGCCCAACCCAATGTGCCTTCATCCATAGAGGTTATGCTTACATTAATATTATATGTTGTTGATTTATTTGAAGTTGTTAATATACTATCTAGGACTGTTTCTACATAACTTACTGCACTATTTAAACTAGGGTCTGTATAACTTATTTGATATATAGGTGTTGTTTGTAAATTTATTGGTTCAGGCTCTGGTTCAGGCTCTGGTTCAGGCTGTTGTTCAGGCTCTGGTTCAGGCTCTGGTTCAGGCTGTGGTTCAGGCTCTGGCTCAGGCTCTGGTTCAGGCTGTGGTTCAGGCTCTGGTTCAGGCTCTGGTTCAGGCTGTGGTTCAGGCTCTGGTTCAGGCTCTGGTTCAGGCTGTG